TTTTAAATGTGGCGCCAGGTTCGCCCTTTGGGCCGACTGGTCCCTTTGCTTCTACAACGATCTTACGCTCTGGGCCGGACTCACCCTTTTCTCCACGCGGACCGATGGGACCTGCTGGCCCAGGAGGGCCTTCTATGATCTGTGGTTGTATATCCTCAACCAGCTCGGCAATCTTTTTGTCTGCATACTTGATTGCTGCCGTTAAGATCTTTGCATCCCTAACATCGTTTGACATGATTAGTCCTCAGTCAGTACATCATCTAAAACTTGATTCATCTTGTCAACGAGTTCTTTTTCCTCTTTAGTAATTTCTTCGGGGACGTATTCTTCTACGGGTTCCACCGGCGGCTCCTCTTCATCCGGAGGTGGAGGTGGTCCTTGATCATCCGGCTCGTCTCCGAAATCATCTTCACCACCACCGCCTTCTTGGTCGATCTGTGTCTGAATTTCTTCGACTTCATCTTCAGTTAAACGTAGAACATTCGTACGAACCCACTGTTCAGAGAAGTACTTACCAACGTATGAATCGATGTCTCCAAGCAGACGCAGACGCTCAGTCATAATCTCAGTATCTTTGAGTTCCGTAAAGTGGTTATCCTCCATGAAATCATAATAGATATCCTGCTTCATCTGTTGCCACTCCTTACGAGTGGTTACGCCTTTCAGAGCAAGATGAATCTCTAAGATTTCATCGAATAACATGGAGAATCGATTACGAAGCCTCTTAATGAATTTATTAAACTTCAGTTCATCACGAGTAATCTCAGATGCCCGGCCGAGTTGAAACTGATTCTCTTGTTCCATACGAGCAGTAGGAACATTCAGTGATTTATAGAGTTTGCGACGGAAGTAATCAACATCTTCCATCTCACCAAGATTCTGTCCGCCTGGTAGAGTTGTGATTTCCGTTCCTCGACCACCTTCACGGCGTGGGAGCCAGAAATCTTCAAGCATTGTCATAAACTTACGATCGTCTCGTACCTCGCCGGTAGTTGCATCGTATGTAAGTTTGTTCTTATGCTTAACCATCATATCACGTAGGTACTGTTCCGCCTTCATCTTTGGAAGATTGCCAACATCGATATAGAAGATTCTACGCTCAGGTGCACGTGCAAGTCGATAGATAACGACCGCATCTTCCAACATACGTAACTGGTTAAGTGGCTTGATCGCTTTATGTAAGTTCGAGTAAATCATACTCCCACGATTGTCCACAATACCTGAGTGGCAATAAGCAATAGAATCCTTAGCGATCTTTACGCCCTGTGCCTGATTCGCTGTAGTGATTCCCTTTGGATTATACATGTAGTATTCATTGGAACCTTTGTATACCGTAACGCCTGTGCGCTTATCTTTTTCTTTAATTGGTTCCTTGACCTTGCGAATCTTACGTGGATCAATGTATCGTAGATCCTTGATACCAGCCTTGAGATTTGTTTCATCGATTACGATGTGGTAGTATAACCTTCCGTCGATGTACCACTTACGAAAGATATCATATGCATTGTTCTGAAAGTCCAACATATTAAAGATTTCAGCATATGCTTGTCGAATCTTCTTTTTAATCGTTGCTGGTTGCTGCAGTTTATCAAGAACGATTTCGCATGGACCTGAGTTTTCATCTACGACTATCGCTTCATTCACGATGTCCTGAATGGCATAGTCTGCCTCAGGTTGAATTGACATTTCGCGATATTTAGATACTAGGTCACTTTCGTTCTTTGCTTTTGCTTCGAGATCAACATAGGTACCGTATGCACCACCAGGAGCAATCTCAACAGATCCGTCTTCCTGTGTTGGCGAAACGATAGAAGGAAGCTTTTCCTGTTCGTCCTCTGTTTTCTTACGAGCAATAGTAAATCCAAAGAGTTCAGCCATTATATGGGTCCTATTTGCTATGCGTTGTTTCTATTATTTATAATAGATGTAAACACAAAAAAAGGGAGCAAAGAGCTCCCTTTTCTCGATAGCAATAAAGTATTATACGATCGCGGCGCCAGGAGCAGCTGCACCGGAGTTTGTTGTCCAGTAGTCGATGCTAAATGTTGCCGTGTATTCTTCAATCGCATCCGTGTTCGACCAATCAAGATCGATAGCAGCGATGTTGGTTGGGAACAGTCCAACGAAATCATACTGACGAAGGATATCACCGGCTTTACCGAAGTGAGTTACCTGAGCCTGAGATTTATACACTGTGTTGAAAACTTGAGATACGTTTCCAACCGTGCTGTTGATGTTGTTCATCCATTCTTCAAGAGTACTACGTACCGAGAAGTCCTCATCGTTGATGATGGTTACTGTCCAATCTTCATAAGTACGGTTACCCGCGAACTTAATCGGACGACCGAAGTAGTTAGTCGTAATTGGAGTCAAGATAGAGGCCGGAACCTGCGCAACTCGACATACAAACCGAAACCTATCATCCGCCGCAGCGTTGATGGGGTTAGTCATTGTGACTTCAAACAGTGAAGGTCGAGCACCGCCGAACGGTAGATTACCTTGGAACTCGTTAATATTGAAGGCCATGTTCTTCTCCTAATCCTTTGTTTTATTTATAATCCAAATTAGAACTGACCAACAACTTCTTCGAACTCAACACCGGTTCTCACCGCGACGAAGTTAAGTTGGATGAAGTTAATTGAGCGAGCTGGTTTGATATAGATATCGCCAACAAATTCGTTGCGGTCGATGATCTCTGGAGTATTGTTCGTTTCGTCACAAACAACTCGGAAGTCAAAGATACCACGACGACCCTGTACATCCCTGAGGAATGGTTCGACCAGGTTACGGAACTGAGCCCGAGTAAATGCATCGTTGAACTCGAAGAGAGTAAACTTAGCAGCGGTCGAAATCGCTTTCTCAAGAACAATGAACAGGCGACGAACGTTAATCCGGTCGAAGGCGCTTGGTTTGGCAAGAAGCGTCTTATCACCGAAAAGAACCGTACCCTGTCCTGGGAATGTAACTACAGGATTGACACCAGATTTATACAGCTGATCTCGATCCGCCTTCCGTGGATTGTAGGAAAGCTTAGTTACGTTCTTCACGTTGCCTCGGTTGAAGCCAGCAGGCGAATACCATGGATCACGTACGTTATCGGTACGAGCCATCAGGCCTGCGGTGTCACCATTCAGTGGAACGTGGCGATAGACATCATTGTACTTGTCGTACTGATATTTGAATCCACTATCCATGATCGCATAGGAACTGGAAGGCAAGGTATTGCGGAATGCAATGATATCTTCCTGCTCCGCTCCGATGAATGCGCTGTTATTTACAACATCACCATTCTCTGGCGAACACGTTACCACACAATCCAATCTCTTTTCACAGATGTTATTGATGATATGTGTAATGATTGTTGCGTTTGAATCGCCGGCCATGATAAGCGATACATCCACGTCTTCAGCAGATTCAAACTTCTCATATCCGTCAATGATTTGAGCATTCGTTGGTGTGTTACCATCGGATCCGCCGGATAGAGATGCCGTTGTTGGCTTGTCGTTACTGTTCACAAAGGTAGATGTTGCGGCTCCACCAGCAGAAGTCATGTTATCTACATGAGATGCCCACCAGACCCAAGAGGACTGTTGGTTGATAACTTCTTTATAGTAGTTGGAATTGCCGTTTTCTTTAAGTGCATCGTTAGCACGAGATAGAGCATTGTATCGTTCGATAAGCTGCCCGCGAACACCAGTGATCTCACCGTCTTCATCGGCGATAGCAACATGAAGTTCATCGTTGGCGCCACCGCTACGCACTGCGTAATCCGATGTTCCTGGTGATGCATCAAACTCGTTGTAGTATTCCCAACGACGTTTTACAGCAACCGACTGAACCGCATCAGAGAAGTTACTTGATGTAACACCGAGCTGATCCTGAGTTGGAGCAGTCTTAACCGTAATGATCGTAGTGTTAACCGCTGTAACTAAAAGATCATCTCCGAGATTGATAGAGGCACTCTGCAGGTGCAGACGATCGCCGACAACCACTTCGCCCGTCAGACTAATGTTTGCACCCGATGAAAGATCCGATGTAGTGTTTGCGCCCTTGGTAGCAATTTGAGTGTTACCAGCATGGAATACGAGGTTGGCCGACGAGAGTGTCGATTCCCAAGCTGCATTCGACTGGCAAACAGAAACTTTAAGTGAGTTACCCAGTACTCCTGGATATTTCGCAACCCAGTCGCCCGATCCACTAACACCCGACGAGTAATTATCATTATAATCATCGTCGTTCTTAACAATAACTGATGTGTTTCCGCTAGCGTTAGCATTATTTGCACTGTTCAGAACACGTGAAACCTGGAGCGCATTCGTATAAGCAAGGAAGTTAG